TTACTACTGAATTGTTTGACGGACATGATTTAACATTATTAGGCGATATACACAAACCTGCACAGTTCTTAAACAGTGAAAAAACTATTGGATATCCTGGATCATTAATACAACAAAACCATGGAGAAGCACTCGATCATGGTATATTAGTATGGGATCTTCCAGATCGTACATCAGAATTCATAGAAATACAAAATGATTATGGATATGTTACTTTTGAAGTAGAAAACGCAAAAATTAAGAAATCTCCACATAGGGTTCCTGCTAAACCTAGAGTCAGAATTAAATTTACTGATACAGATGCATCTGACATTAAAAAATTAATAGCAACTATACGTAAAAAATATAAAGTTCAAGACGTATCAATACAGCGTACTGCAAATCATATTGAAAGTAATAAAAATGGATCTATTGCAATAGGCAATGTTCGAGATGTAGAACATCAAAATAACTTAATAACAAATTTTATAAATGAAAATCATCCAGATGCAAATAAAAAAGAATTAGATGCAATTAGACATATTAACAGAACTATAAATTCTAAACTACCTGTTTTAGAATCAGTTAGAAACGTAACATAGTATCCGGTATCGTTTGAATTTGATAATATGTTTTCATATGGAGAAAAAAATAAAGTAGACTTTTCTAAATTATCTGATGTTATAGGATTATTTGCTGCAAATGCATCTGGTAAATCATCTTTATTAGATGCTATAATATATACAATATTTGATAAATGTAGTAAAACAAGTAAATCAAAAGAAGTTTTAAATAATAAAAAATCTACATTTAAAGGTATTTTTAAATTTAAGTTAAATGATAAATTATATACAATTGAAAGAGAAGGAGTAACATTAAAACATGGCCATGTCAAAGTTAATGTTAACTTTTATAACGAAGATGCAAATTTAAATGGTGAAGAAAGAAGTGATACAAATAAAAGTATAAGACGATATTTAGGAACATATGATGATTTTATTTTAACTGCATTTTCATTACAAGCTGATAATAATAATTTTATAGAAAAATCACAAAGAGAAAGAAAAGATTTATTGTCACAATTTTTAGACACTACAGTATTTGAACAATTATATCATTTAGCATCAGAAGAAATAAAAGAAACAGCTGGAAAATTAAAAGCATATAAAAAAATAGACTTTGGTTCTATTATAAAAGAGTCTGATGATATTATTATTGAAAATCAAGATACTATAATAGAATTAGAAAAAAATGATAATGATTTACAAAATTCTAGAAATAATATACAAAATCAAATTGTTGAATTAATTGAATCAAAACAACCAATGTCATATGATGGACCAGATATTTCTGATTTAGAAAAAACAGAAAATCAATTAATTGATAATATAGAAAATATAGAAACATCTATAGAAGAATTAGAAGAAAAAATTGATTTGTTAAATGATGAATCAATTGAATCAATATCTATTGAACAATTAAATTTACAAAAAAATAAAAAAGAAATATTAAATAAAGATATAAAAATTGTAACAAAAGAGCTTACACAATTAGAACAACTAATTAAAATACAACAACAAAAAATAGATCATTTATTAACACATGAATATGATCATACTTGTAAATATTGTATTTCTAATATCTTTGTTAAAGAAGCAGAAGAAGCAAAAATAGAATTACCAAAAAATAAAAAATTAGCAGATATTGCATTTACAAAACAATTTGACTTACAAACAAATCGTGATATAATTCAAGATACAATTTTAAAATATCAAGAACAAATAGACTTATCTAATAAATTAGAAAAATTTGAATTACAATTACAAGTACTAGAAAGTGATTTACAAACAAAAGAATCTGAATTAGAAACAACTAATGAGCGTCAAGAATTATTTAAGAAGAATGAAACTGCTATTATTCATAATAAATCTATAGATGAAAAAATTAAAACAAAAAAGAATTTAATAACTGATATTGTAAATACTTTAAAAACTATTACTGATAAAGTTAAATCAAATCATGGTGAAATAGAAGTTGCAAAAACTAAAAAGAAAACAGCGTTAGAACAATTAGAAACATATAAACAATTAGAAACTGAATATAAAGCATATGAATATTATTTACAGTCTGTAAAAAGAGATGGTGTGCCATATGAGTTAATTAAAAAAGCTTTACCTAAAATAGAAACAGAAATAAATAATGTATTAGATCAAGTTGTAGATTTTAACATGGTATTAAATACAGATGGTAAAAATATTAATGGATATATTATATACGATGAAGATAATTTTTGGCCATTAGAATTAACTTCTGGTATGGAACGATTTATGAGTTCATTAGCAATCAGAGTAGCTTTAATTAATGTTTCAGCATTACCTAGACCTAATTTTATTGCTATAGACGAAGGATGGGGTAGTTTAGATAGAGAACACATATCGTCAGTAACAAATTTATTTGAATATTTTAGATCAAAGTTTGATTTTTCAATTATTATATCTCACGTAGAATCTATGCGTGATATGGTAGACAATTTAATAGAAGTAAATAAAATAGAAAATTTCAGCCAGATTATACATACGTAATATTTATTAAAAAAGAAGTATGTATTCAAAATGGCAAAAAAACGCAAATTAAATAATCCAGATTTACGTAACAAAACATTATTTTTTAATGATACATCAAACACATCTCCTGATGTATTCAGAATAACTGATTTTCCTTTACGATTTACAGCAGGTAAAAACTTAATCAAGTTACAAGGAAATTCTGCAAATTTAAAACCTGGTTCTATTTTACAAATAGAAATTACTGATTCTAATAATGATCCTATATATAATGAAATATTAAATTATTTAGAAGATGATGGGTCTAGAGTAATAGCAGTTTATATATATCCTGACACTCCAGAAGGAGATTGTATAGTAACATTAGGTACTGAATTAACAGAATTAAACGGAAGAATTGTACCAACACAATTTCAAAATAAAATTAATACAATATGGTCAGAAACTATACCAGTTTCTCCAACAGCTGTTAATGAAAGTGAAATTATATTCACATCAGAACCTGTAATTACATTAGACGAACAAATTGCTGTACAACTAGATAGAAGTTTTTCTGGAAGTTTACAAACTACTACATATGATATTGGTACTGTACAATATATTAACAGAAATGATGATTCAAACATATTATTAACTGGAGGAAAATTTAGTTCAGATATGAAGGATGGAACATTAACTGTTACCAATCCAATCAATCCATTACCAGTACCTAACTTTTCATTAAATACGACTCCAATATATACTTCAAAAATAAAAAAAGTATTAAATGATACTACTTTAACGTTAGAAAGTCCATTTATATTTTTAACAAGTCAAAGTTTATCCCAACAAAAATATACACAATTTGATAATTCCACATATTCAATCGAATATAATGTTACACCTACATTTAATGCAACACAAAATTCACAATCATTTGCTTTAATGCAAATAAAAAACTTATCACCTGACACTGGTGATATTAGTAGAATAAAATTATATGGTAGTAATAATGGATCTATTGGAGATTATGAATTATTAAATGATATTGATTTAACTCCTACTGAAATTTTTGTAGACGCAACAGGTTCAATATTACCAGATGTATCAATTGGATTTTTTACATCACAAAGTATAATTAATGAATATTGGGAAAGTAAAACGTTTTTAAATAATATTGAAACTACAGGTCCTACAATGACTTGGTCGACTAGTTCATTAAATAATGCAATGCTTATTAGTAGTGCAACTGATATATCCAAATATAATGATGTACATATTATAAAATCAAAAGATTCAATACAAGGAGTATTTGTAGAAAATTCTCAATACAAAATACAATTTGATGCAATTGGAACACAATTAATACCAGGCCAAGATTCTAAAATATCAATATATTTATCTGGATCTTCTTTTAACTTTGATGGTAGTGATATTCTTAATCAAGAACTTCCAATTAATTTAGGTAAAAAAATTGGTGAAGTAAAAACTACCGCTACAAATCAAAGATATGATGATGTTAA